GTCAACTTTCTTGTTTTCCTGCTTCTCCTTCGTGACGCGCTTGTTCTCGTTCACGTCTGTGTACACCACAGCGCAGCCCATCTGCCAGCGCATACAGCGGTTGCCGCCGTGGATAATCTGGCCCTTCATTGCAGCCATTTCAAACTCTTTGGTCGGGCCGTTCATGGTTGTAATGTTCTGTGCCATTGGCGACATCTGCACGCCGTCGGCCTCCAGCTCGCTGACGATGTACGTGCTAAAGCGTGGGTCGTAGCCAATGCTGCGCACGTCGTACTTAGCGCACTGGGCGTTAATGTAGTCCTTTACAATCCTGTAGTCGGTCACGTTGCCTGGCGTTATTGTGATGTCACCCTCGCGTTCAAACGCGATGTAGTCAATGCCTGCGCTTAGTTTCTTGGTGTGCGCTTTTTCAGAGTTGACAAACTGATGCACAAGCAGATAAAAACAATCGTGCTCCACGTCAGCAAAAAGTAGCGCGAATGCAGTGAGGTCTTGTGTAGATGCAAGGTCAAGTCCGCCATAGCAAGGAAGTGTGTGCAGCCTGTCATACGGTATTGGTTTCGCGCCCTTCATCCAAATGTCATCAGGAATCCAAGCCGTTTCTGCTGAGGTCCAGATATTTAGGTGCAAACGTAAGAAACTGTTGACCATGCTTGGGTTAGCCTTGGCATTCTTAACAGCTTGTTCAAAGTAGTCTTTGTGGCAAATGCTGCCAAAGCCTGGATTTGCCTTGCGCCACGTCGCTTCGTCCGTCCAGTCGTCGTCGATGTCTGCAGCGTACAGCACTGGCAGAAACGTGTCGTCGTTAATTACACCGTCGCGCACGCCCTTGGCATATTCGTGCACCTCGTAGCAAATGCTGGCGCGATCGTGGCCCGCTGTGGTTAGTGCCATGACAAGCGGCTGGCGCCGTGCGCCCGTCGATGTAGTTAGGACGTCCCAAAGATCGCGATTAGGCTGCGTGTGCAGCTCGTCAAAAATAACGGCGTGACAGTTAAGGCCGTGCTTGGTGTAGGCCTCGGCGCTGATTGATTTATACCAGCTTGACTTGTACTGCACAACGTTGCGCAATACGCGTGCCCTGCTTCGAAGATGGCGGCTGTTGTTAATCATCTCCTGCGCGATGTTGAACACAATGTTGGCCTGACCGCGGTCGCCCGCCGCGCTGATCACCTCAGCGCCTGGCTCGCCGTCGGCAAACAACATGTATAATGCGATTGCCGCGCTCAGGTTAGACTTGCCATTTTTGCGTGGAATCTCGACGTAGCAAGTGCGGTATCTGCGCGTGCCGTCCTCTTTTTTCCAGCCAAACAGCGGGCGTATAATGTCGTCCTTCTGCCACTTCTCTAGCAGGAACGGCTTGCCGCCCAGCTCGCCCTTGACGTGCGTGCAAAAGCGCTCGATAAATTCAACAGCGCGGTCCGCTGCTGCGTCGTCAAAGTGGTAATCAGCCAAAGTACTTATCTGCCTCGTCTGCTACTTCCTTGCCTTCGCCAATCCAGTTTTCCAGGCGCGTAATAATGATCTGCTTGCGGTGGCGTGCTTCCTTGAGCTGCTGCCACTCTGGACGCATGCGGCTGTAGGTGTCGCCTGACTTGCCCACTACCTGGTAACACGTGCCGTGCTCGTCGCAGTAGTCCTGCAGGTGCTTCTCCTCAATTGTAACGCAAGCCAATGTGTACAGCAATTGCTGCTGGCCTGGTGTCAAG